ATCGAGTTATTACGGACGTAACGCTTGTGAGTGGCGGTTTGTATGTCATCAACCCGACTGTTGCCACACAAAGTTATACCGGTTCGATCATTGCTACCGGTGTCTCCGACGCAACATTACTGGAAACAAGAGGCTATGTTTATACGTTCGTGAATGGGTACGGGTCAGAAGGACCACCGTCAAACGTATCTGTATTAATTGATTTGCTGGACGGAACGCTGGCATCGCTGAGCGGCATGGATACCGACCCGGGCGATATCTATAATGTTACAAAAAAACGAATTTACCGAACAAATACCAGTTCAACGGGTACGCAGTATCAATTTGTAGTTGAATTGGATGTCGCCGAAACGTCCTACTCCGACGAAAAGTTAAACTCTGAGCTTGGCGAGGTATTGGCCACGTTGGAGTGGGATGCTCCGCCATTGGGCATTCAGGGCATTATCGCTCTGCCTAATGGTTCATTGGCTGGCTTTGTTGGTAACTTACTTTGCTTTTCCGTTCCCGGATATCCTCATGCCTGGCCGGCATCATACCAGAGAGCCACCGATCATCCTATTGTGGCAATAGGCGCCTTCGGGACAACAGTAGGTGTTCTTACGTCCGGGACTCCTTACCTTGCCGTCGGTAGCGATCCATCCAACGTCGTAATGGAATCCATGGACCTTGGATACGCCTGCATGTCGAAGAGGGGGCGCGTTCAAGCAGGAGACATGATTATTTACCCATCCCCCGAGGGACTTGTCGCTATCGGTCCGAACATCAGGGAGGTAATTACAGAGGGCATTATGTCGCGGCAGGATTGGCACGATTTGTATAATCCGGAGACTATTGACGGGTACTTTTGGGAGGGTAAATATATCGGATTTTATAACAGCAAAGGAAATCGAGCCGGGTTTATGTTCGATATTAAAAGCAGAGATCTTATTGATTTAACATTTTATGCAACTGCTGGCTATCGAGACCCGGGCACAGGAACACTATTTTTGGCATTGGCCGCATAAAAATTTAAAGGAGAACAACAATATGCAAGAAGATCAGGTAAGAATGGCAGATGTAATGTCGTTGGGCGTCGGCAAGGGAATGAATGAGCAAATCAAGGTACGCGGACACCTGAAAGTCGAATTGTTTGACGAAGCCGGGAGATTAAAGGAAACCCGTGATGTTACGAACACCGTGACCAACGCCGCAAAATACGGAATCATGGATCAGATTCTTGCCTCGCCGACGTTGACCGCGAAGCCGGGGTGGATGGAGGTTGGGACAGGAACCCCGGCAGCAACCCTTTTGGGCGCATATGTTTCCGGATCTCGCACGGCACTGGATTCCAAAACAAGAAACAATGCGGTCGTGACAATGGTTTGTACGTTCGCCGCTGGTGTTGGGACCGGTGCGCTGACTGAGGCCGGTGTATTCGACGTTGTAACTCAAAACACCGTCAATATGTGGATGGCCGCAAGTTTTTCAGTTGTAAACAAAGCGGCCGGTGATAGTTTGGTGCTGACCTGGACTTTGACGCAGGGATAAAAATAGATGCCGCTTACTCCTGACATACTAAACGAAGATTGTTCAGATATATCCGATTGGACAGCGTTTAATCAACAGACTGGAACGTCATCGGTTAGTCCTGCTGGGCAATTCAAGTTTGAGACCGGGGTATTGATGCCAGCAATGGCGCAACGCTATCGGACTATAACGGCCCCGCCGGATACGTTTACGCTTGAAGTAATGCTGCTTTGTGACGCAATAGGCAACAGCGATAGCTTTTTAATACAATACTCTAATAATAGTTGGCTATTCTCTGCCATATTTAGACCAAGTGGTTTGTTTATAGGTAATAGCGGTGGGAGTGGCGAGGTCGGTACTGATGTCGTGATATGCAATGCCTCAGCGGCATGGCAGGGATTCAGGTTTCAAGTCAACAAGACAGATGAATCAACCGCAACGGTTAAGGTATTTATTAAAGAGGTTGGCGAATCGTTTGTTTCACAAGGAACGTTTAGTTGTAATTCCGCATCGAGCGGACTGACGAACGGTAAACTTTCTCTAACGCAAGAAAGTCAAACAACGCCTAACCGAATAAGTCATGTCGATTACATCAAAGTAGGCACGGGGTTAGGTTCGTTTGATGAGGATTATTATGAATTACCTCTCGCCGATTCTGTAACCATTTCCGATGCCGTTACCGGTAAGGATATCGGCTTAAACAAGTCTGATTCCGTTACCCTCTCAGCCTCCATTACCAGCAAGGCAATCGGTTTGAATAAAGCAGATTCTATGCTGCTTTCGGAAGATTTCTCGCGGGTAGCAGAATTTATTCGGGACAAGTCTGATTCCGTTACGCTGTCAGAAGTATTTAGCAAGGCAATCGGTTTGAATAAAGCAGACGATGATTTGACTTTGACGGACGACCTTACGATGGAGGCCATCTATCGAAAGGCTATCAATGAAAATCTGACGCTTTCCGATTTTTTAAATATCGCGCTTGAAGGGATTTATTCTCTAAGTTTCAATGAAAATCTGACGTTGGCCGACAGTGTTGTCAAGGGCCTATCACGCCAAAGCGATGAATCTGTTACCCTATCCGATAATTTCAGTAAGGCTTCAGTATTTACCAAGGAATTCGCAGACGAACTGTCTCTGGTCGATTCTGTAGAACCCACCACGGTGACGTTGTCGAGCATTACGATTATTGCCCGATCAATGTTGGTGGATGGAATACAACCGATACAGGTTATGGGCGTTTATTCTGATATTACGGTTTCAGAAGTAACGCAATATTGTTCATTCGTATCTTCGAATACGCTGGTCGCCACGATTAATTCCACGGGAACAATCACAGGGATATCGCCAGGGATAACGACAATTACGGCCACAGTGTTTGGGATTACTGCGAACGCTGATGTTCTTGTTGAAGCAATCTCCTCTATTGTTCCGCTGGTAACCGGCATTGTGGCTTTTGCTGGGGGGGATACTTACAGGGCCGCAACATATGTTTCAAAACTTTACGAATACAAGCCAAACAGTCTTGGGTGGATCAAGGTGCTGGCCTCTAAATATCCAGTGACAATCGATATTATCTTCCCGGATATACCTTATACCATACCTGTGATCGTGGCGGATAAGAAGCCGAGACGTTTTAAATCGTTCATGGCGGAAGCATTTGAAGTGAACATAAACCCAAGGGAAGAGGTCAGCGCTGTGTTTTTAGCTTCGAGTATTGAGGAATTCCCGGTATGACAAAGCCTGTAATCCCACAGATACGATCATTCAAGGATGCCCAGTGTGCCATGGAAAGCATACGGGGAACCTCGGGTAGTGACGGCCCGATCATCGGGCAAATAAGGTCATTCAGGGACATAGAAAGAGCGATGGAAAATATAAGAGGGTATTTTGTCGGTCGGGCGAACCCGCCGGTCATCGGGCAAATAAGGTCATTCCAAGACGTTCAAAGGTC